TTTATATAATTTATAATAACTGTTATTTTTAAACTCTGATTTGTCAAAAATCACATTTTTTGTTTATAATTACAATAAAGATCTTTTATTTAGACACCAATTTCGAATTGTCTTCGCAATTGAGCAGGGCTTTGCTCATAACTGCTTTGATTCCATGGCCCAACGCTTTCTTTAGGAACTGGTGGTAAGGATCTTATATCGTGATACGGTATCTTATTTGACTGCATCACTGTATTAATCCCAACGTGATATCCGCTGATTAAGAAATTTTGTTCCTTTAATAATTTAGATACTGGGTTTTCTTTGGCGAATTCGTTTGCATCATCGTATTTTGGCAACAAATCTTCTGCTCCCAATTGAGTAGTTCCAGCAACTACTCTGTCAATTTGTTTTTGTTGTTCATCTACAACGACTGGTTGTTCTTGTTGTAGTTCTAGACCATTTCCTAAAGCTAATGAAGGCAACGAAGGTTGTTGCTCAATTTGTTGGACTGGAGCCATTGGAATTTCTTCTGAAATATTTTCTAAACTTTCAAAAAGGGAACCTTTCATATATAAGTATACAAGAACAATTACAAGAACTGCTAATAAAACATTTACCGTACCACTTGATTGAAGAAAATCTAGTATTTTCGCCATACTTTTGTTTTAATATAGTATAATAAAATAAATTTTAATTTTTATAATTTAATTTAATTACCACCTTAAATTTAAAAACAAAAATTTTACTATATTATATTATATTTAACTTATGTATAGTGATTTTGAAGAAGTGGACGAATACGAATCAGAATTTACACATGACGATTTTTTAGATGGTTATAAAGATGATGTCTTGTATATGTTAGAAGATATGAAATCTAGATTTAAAATGTCACCTTTTTTTATGACTAATGTGAATTTACCTATATTAACAAATTTTTTTATACATCAAATAATTAAAAGACCTACCTTACCCATCATTAACAATCATATTTTTCTCTTTAATAACTATTATAAACAAGAATTAGAAATATCGTACAGTATAGTGTCTAAATTTACCAAACGTTTTAAAATTATTTCACCATATAATTATTGGTTGTATTTTTGTTATAGGTATAGTGATTTATACGAGATTCAAAAATACGCATAACTAACACTCAATATACTACATTCGTTATGAATATTTATATAATATAATTTATATAATATATGATATTGACTATAGATATCGGCTTAAGAAATCTAGCAATGTGTATTATGAGTGCTGTAGAAAAACAAGATATATCTACATACGATATACATTTATGGGATGTATATAATACGTTAAATTCAGATGATTATACGTGCGAGGGTATTCAAAAAAGTGGTAAGGTATGTGGTAAAAAATGTACATGTAAATATTTAATGGATAACGAGTATAAGTATTGTTGTAAAACACATTTTCCTAAGAATATAGCATTTACTACCAAGCTGAATAGTTTTAAAAAAAAAGCAATTAATGATTATTTATTACAAGATATAGCTAAAATTGTATTAACTAAGATTCAAGAAATTTTTAATGATAACAAAGATATTTTTACAAATGTAAAACAGATATTAATTGAACTTCAACCCAAAATAAATCGAAAGGCTATATTTACGAGTCATTTACTTTATGGTAAACTAGTCGAATTGTATAAGGAAACAGATACAACTATTCGTTTTGTAAGAGCTTCACAAAAGTTAAAAGCTTATACTGGTCCTGAACTTGTATGTAAATTGAAAGGTGCTTACGCGCAAAGAAAATGGCTTAGTGTTCAATACACTAAATGGTTTCTAGAGACTAAATTTTCTCAAGACCATAAAGAAAAATGGTTACCTTTTGTATTGTCACATAAGAAGGCTGACGATATATGCGACACGGCGCTCATGGCAATCAATGGTATTTATGGAATACCTAAAAAACAAAAGTTTCAAAAAAATGGAAAGTGCATTACATAAGTTTTTACATTGTATGTTTTGTACGTTTTATATACTATACATATTTAAAACGTATTTGGTGAATTTTTTTTTAATTGTTTAATACATATGTCTTATTTATTAAATATAAAATTATTTAACAATGTATTTAAAAACGATTGGGGCCTTGATGAACCAAACGGAAATTTAGGATATAAGGAATGGATTTATATAAATGATGTTGCTGTTGGTGAATCTTACGAGTTTGGTTATAAAGAAATGTCAAGTTCTGAATCAAGTTCTGATTCAAGTTCTGATTCAAGTTCTGATTCAAGTTCTGATTCAAGTTCTGATTCAAGTTCTGATTCAAGTTCTACAGAAGACGTAGATATGACGAAATTAAAAAAGTTATTAAAAAAGTGTATAAAAGATTCTAAAGTTGTAGTTGTTATTTACGATTGGTCAACTCATATAGCATATTTAAAAACAGGTTTTACTATTTCTGAAAGTGGAGAACCAATTGATATAAAATACAGACCTGGGTTTACTAGTTTTATAGTATCATCAAGAGCTCCCAAGCTGAATCTGCGGTATGGTATAAATTTTGTAAAACGTGACGGAGAAGATTTTGTGTTGCAAAATCAAAAATTTATACCGGTTGGGTTTAATGCATATTGGTTGGGGTTTAATGAAAAATATACATATCCTACGAATGACCAGATAGAAGAAATGTTTATAGTAGCAAATATATTAGAAGCTACTGTTATTAGATCACATACATTAGGATTTTCGTCAGGTACATACAATACATTAAGACCATATAATAATTATATAAATTATCACGCGTGGGTACCTATAGATTATGCTTTTACACTGGCTAAAAAATACAATATACGTTTGATTTGCCCATTGACTGATAGTTATAATTATTATCATGGAAATTATGGTGATTTTTGTAAAACAAGAGGTGTACCCAAAGAAGCTTTTTGGACAGATCTTAATGTGCGTTCTGATTTTAAAGATTACATATTACAATGGCTTAATCATGTTAATCCTTATACAGGGAAGGCGATTAAAGATTCCCCAGAACTATTTATAATAGAATTAGGGAATGAATTAGGGAATATACGACCTTATAATGGAAGTAAAAGTATACCTACAAAAGAATGGATAAGTGATATCTCAGCTTACATTAAATCGATTGATACTAATCATCTTGTATTAAGTGGAACTGATGAAATTTTAGGAAAATGTGGTGAATTTGATATTTCTACATTAGATTGTTATAGTAATCATTTTTACTGGAAAGATAAGGTGAATCTTAAAAAGCAATCTGATTGTGCTAGTGACATAAATAAACCATATATTATTTCAGAATTTAATCCTCGTTTTGATAAAAATTGGTTTATAGATATAGAATCTAATTCTCGTGTAAAAGGTACTGTTTTTTGGAATATGCATCCTCACGAATTAGGCTATAGACGAGGACAACCAATTCAACATAAAGATGGATATACATTACATTATCCTGAAAACAGAACTCAATTATTAATTATCTCGAATCATTTCAGGAGAATGCGAGGACTCCCTGAAGTAACAGAATTATAATGTAACCGCAAAAATACGTTTACAAGTATCACAAGTCATTTGCGTCTATGGTAACCCCCACAAGTATTATTTACTCCCACAAGTATAGCGGTTATAATAAAAAAATAAAAAGTTTACAATATAATAAGTTAAGCATATGATTACAAATGATTTTGAAAAATTGAAGCTACGTAAATTTAAAATGAAAAATATTTTACCAGATGCAACCATACTTATTCTTGGAAGAAGGCGGAGTGGAAAAAGCATGATGAAAGGAGAAAAAGTGCTTATGTATGATGGTACAATTAAAAATGTAGAAGATATTAATATAGGTGAACTTGTGATGGGTGACGATAGTACTCCTAGAAATGTATTAGAGACACATAATGGTATAGATACTCTTTATAAAGTAAGTAATCGTAAGGGTGAAACTTATACAGTAAATAGTCATCATATTTTATCTTTGATTTATACTGCAAAAAAAAACTTAAGGGATAGACCTGAACGTCAAAGTTATCAAGTTATTTGGTTTGATAAAAATAAATATAAATTAAATTATAAAACATTTTCATATAATAATAAAAATAAAGAGTATGCGTATACTGAAGCAAAAAAGTTTTTAAATGATTTATTAGATGATCGTAAAGTTGATATTCCTATTCTTGAGTATTTAAAATTATCTAAAAAATATCGTGATAATTTATTAGGATATCAAGTACCTATAGATTTTCCAAAAGTCGAAGTTCATATTGACCCTTATATGATAGGATATTGGTTAGGAGATGGTACATCACATAATTCTAATATAACTACACAAGATTCTACTGTATTGCATTATTTTTCTAAAAATTTACAAAAATTAAATTTATTTTTAGAATACAAAAATAATTATACATACAAACTTTCTACTGGTGTACATGGTCAAAAAGATAATCTATTTTTAAAAACATTACGTGAATTAAATATGTTAAATAACAAACATATTCCGCATATATATAAATGCAATTCTAGAGAGGTTCGTCTTAAATTACTTGCTGGATTTATTGATGCAGATGGTCATTTAGGTAAAAGAAATGATTTTGAAATAACACAATGTGAAAAACATGAAAAATTACTAGATGATATTATTTATTTAGCTCGTAGTTTAGGATTTAGTGCATATAAACATATTAAAAAAACATCATGGACACATAATGGAATTAAAAAATTCGGAACTGCATTTAGAATAAATATTAACGGTGAAGGTATTGATAAAATTCCTACTTTAATCCAAAGAAAAAAAGCTTATCCTCGAAAACCTAGAGTAAATGCTTTAGTTAGTCAAATTAAAGTAGAAGAAGTAGGTAAAGGTGATTATTATGGAATTGAACTAGATTGTAACAATCGTTTTGTTTTAGGCAATTTTATCGTAACACATAATAGTTTTTTAACAAGAGATATTTTTTACCATCATAAAAATATACCATCTGGTGTTGTATTTTCAGGAACAGAAGAAGCTTCCCCATTTTTTGGTAATTTTATACCAGATTCTTTTATTCACTCAGAATATGACCCTGAACTAATGGAAAGTATAATGAATCATCAGAAAAAGAAAATAAGAGAAGCTAAAGCTGATGGATTATCAGAAACTGGAAAACATCCTAGTAATAATTTATTTATTGTTCTTGACGATATGTTGCACGATGCTCAAAATTGGAAAAAAGAAAAAACAATTAAAAGTATTTTTTTTAATGGTCGTCATTATAATTTTTTATTCATTTTAACAATGCAATATCCTTTAGGAATTACACCAGAATTACGTAGTAATATAGATTATATTTTTATTTTTAATGAACCTAGTCTTAAAAATAGACGAAAAATATACGATGATTATTGTGGAATGATACCCGACTTTAATTACTTTTGTAACATATTAGATGCTTGTACACAAGATCACGAATGTCTGGTCGTAAAAACGTCAACTAACAGTAATGATTTACGAGAGCAAGTTTTCTGGTATAAAGCAGAGGCTCATCATAATTTTCAAGTAGGGCATCCAAAATTATGGAAATATCATTCTTCTAATTATAATAAAAATTACGAAGATGTAGAGCATAAAGACCAAGCAGAAGTAGATAAACTAAAAAAGAAATTTGCTAAAACACGCAAGCTTAAAGTCATTGTTTCAAGACAAGGTGATATTGTTGGTTATAAACAAGACGATTAAGCAAAAGTAAATATTCGTTCAAAAACTTATTTAAAAATAAAAATATTATAATACTAATCAAAATATTACAATATGAATCAAATAATTGCACCTAAAGCTATTAATTTTAACGAATTGGTTAAAAATTCTAATACAACTCTGTCTCTTAATCTTGAGACTAAAATGATTAACATTCTTAATACGGAATTTACCGAGGAAGAACAACAATGGTATATAGCAAATTTATATATTTATATGAATTATCACCCAACAAATGACTATCCAATCAATCTTGAACACGTGTTTAAAATGATTGGATTTGCGAATAAAGAAAATGCAAAGAGAACGTTAAAGAATAATTTTACTAAGGATGAAGACTATAAAACAGTTTTAGTCCGTACGGACGAAAACCTAAATGGTAAAGATTTAGGTGGACGTCCAACAGAAAATGTAATGTTAAATGTAGATACTTTTAAGAATTTATGTATGTTAGCAAAAACAGATAAAGGTAAACAAATACGTAAGTATTATGTAAAATTGGAGAATATTTATAATCAAATAATTAAAGAAGAAATAGAAAGTAAAGATAAATTACTAGAAGAAAAAGAACAACTATTAATTGAACAAGAAACTCAATTGCAAGAAAAAGAAGAGACAATTAAACAATTGGAAAATAAACCAGAAACTTACGGATTTGAAAGAGTACCTGGATATATTTATTTTGTAGAAGATACTACAAAACCAGGCCATATTAAATTAGGATATGCTACGACACCAAATGATAGAGTAAGTTCATTAAATGTAAGTTCTAGCACTTATTCATTAAAAAACTTGGTAACATTTGAAACATTTGATAAAGAATTTGCTGAAAAGATTGTACATTATTCATTAAATCCATTTAGAATTAAAAATAGAAAAGAATGGTTTTATTTTAAAAATCAAAATGAAATGGTATATGCATTGAATACCATTAAAAGTTGTATAGAATTTATAAAAAAATTTGATATAATAAAAATTAAAGAAAAGGGAACTATAAATTTACAAGAATTTTTAATTGAATTAAATAAAGAAAATATTGAAAAAGCTAAACAAGTTAAAGAATTGCAAAAAGACAAACGAAAAATTATAAATAAAACTAATGCTGAAAAGGGCAAACATCGTTCAGGTAATTTCAAAGGTACCACTTTTACTAAAGATAAACAATTATGGAAAGCTGAAGTTCAACATAATAATAAAAGAGTCTTTCTTGGATATTTTACTGACGAAATAGATGCAGCTAAAGTATATAATGATTATATACTTTTTCTTAACGAAAATGAGAATACAAACTTTTTGTTAAACGAAATACCTGGATATGTCACAGTACCTAGAAATATACCAGAAGAAAACAAACGACAAATTACAGAAAAACAAACTTCAGAGTATACAGGTGTGAGTTATGATTCTAAACGAAAGTATTATGTTGCTGGTATCGGATTATCAGGTAAAACTTACAATCTAGGAAATAGTCAAGAAGAAGTTGAATGTGCAAAATTATATAATCAACAAGCTCTTTTTTTTAATAATACGTTTAATACAAAATATACACTAAACGATATAGAAAATTATACAACTTTACCAAAAGATTTTCGTAATCAAATAGTTCAAAATAAAATAAATAAAAAATCAAGTGAATTCCACGGAGTATCAATAACTACAACAAAGAAATGGGCAGCAAGTTATATGCTAAATAGAAAAAAAATTCATATTGGAACTTTTAACACGGAATTAGAAGCGTGTAAAGCTTATAACAAAGTAGTTATTCAATTAAATGAAAATGGTTGCAATTACAAAATTAATAAAACTTCACCTTGACGAGCTGAAGGTCACTTAAGAAATGAACATGATACAATTATCATTTCTTAATAAGCAATTTAATTTTTTAATAGTATAATTTCTTGTACAATAATCAATCCACGAACTTCCATATTTATAATTGTTATTGTTAGCTATAATTAAGTTATCTATACATTTTAAAATTTTTTTATTATTATTCATACGTGGATTTAGATGTAAAACTATATTCTTTAAACTACGATTACAATTCTTATCAATTAATAGCATATTAATAAGTACTTTTTACTTTTTATAAAAGTAATTATTTTTCAATTTTTTCACTTGTTATAAAAGCTAAAGCTCTCCATTACTTTTCAAATAATTATATGTACGCCCACCTATTTTAATTCTTCGTCTTGTTAAAGGATTAATCATCCAAATGTTTTCTTCTTGGACATTATTTTCGGTAGGTATTTCTTGTTGGTCTTCTTGGACAGTCGATATTTCTCGCTGGTCTTCTTCTATTAATTCACGTCTACACATTGGACATATATTATTATTGGCTTGAATATGACTTTGCAAACACGCCTTGTGAAATGAATGATTACATCCTAGTGTAATGGTACCTTCGTTAGACGACAATGTACCTTCGTTAGAAGGCAAGGTATCGTAACAAATACAACAATCATAATCCATATTAACAAATTCGTCAAATGAAGAAATCTGATGAGATTCTTGAAATTCAATATAATTATAATAATATTCTAAAATACTTGATATTCTTGAATAATTAACTGGAAATATGTCTATTTCAAAACATCTAGTTTCATAATATCCCAATTGATATATTTCTGATAACTCGTACAAATCACTAAATATACTATCAATATTTAACAATAAATAATTGTGCATAAATTCAGTAAAAAGTTCAATCGTTTCGTTTTGTAAATATCTAATTAGACACGATGACCAACTTTGGTGTTGTACATAAACTGTATAACTAGGATCATCTCTGCCCCCAGGTTCATAAGTATAAGGGTTATTATCCAAAAATGAATGAAATGTTAATAAAATAGTTTCAATACCCATACTAGATGTCCATTTTTCAAATTTGTCATCTCCCCATGTATTTAATATGGTAGCACAACATTTACCATTTTCATACATGTTAGGATGTATCCTAACCCCGTCATAATTAACAAATGTAACTTCTGGAGGAGAATGCGGGTAATTATCTGGTATATTAAAATCCAATCTTATAAATTTATGCCTGTATACACTATCAACTGGACCTCGTATAATTGTATGCAATTTATTAACATCAGTTTCATCATAATAAATCAAATAATCATTATCATTGAGGTCACGCTGTGATTGTTGAATATACAATTGACGAATTTCTTTTTGAAATCTTCGATTTACATTCATTATATACAATATATCAATTATTTTTAAACCAAAAAACCCCGACTTTGGCCCTACTTTTTCTTTTTGAAAGGGCTTTGGCCCTACTTTTTTTAAAAGTAACTAAAGTAACTATTCTTTAGTGGTTAATTTGCCGCTTTTATATAAATTAAAAAGTTTTTCTTTAATAGCAGTTTCTTTATCGTTTTCCTTTTCTTTTTGTGTAGCAATTTTAGGATCAGGGACGTAGATAATATTGTTTTTTAACTGAACACTCCATGTAATATTTTTTGCTGTATTGACCAACATAATATAATCTGGAAAGGCTACTTTCATGAGTAGTCCACCTGTTCTAAATTGTTTTGTATCTGTATTATAATATCTAATCCACGTTTTAAAATTGGGCAACTGTGTTAGTAATTGTTTTTCTTTCATTGTTTTTAGTGGTATATAATTTTCTAGACGTTGTAAAATTTCATCTCTATTAAAATTGTCTTGACGACTACCTCCTTTTGGTTTTTTATAACCAGTGCTATTTAAATTACTATATTTAACATCTCTACAATACACAGAAGAACTACCTTGCCCTCCATCAGAATTATATTCCTCTGTAAAGGTATCAGTTTCAGATCCAGCCTTTTTTATAATTCCACGTCTCATATTAATTTATAACATTAAAAAAAGTTTATCAATTTTTTATTTATTATATTAAAGTAAAAGACAATTTTATGTTTGGATATCTAAAGAAAAGTAGAGACGTAGATCAAATCATACCTGGTTTATGGTTAGGAAATTACAAATGTGCTTTAGATAAATCATTTTTAAAATCAAAAGGAATTAGTGTTATTATCAATTGCACACCTAACAAACCTTTTATTACAGAAATGGAAAATGATGACAATATGAATATAGAAACATATAGGATACCGGTAAATGATAGTTTATTAGAATGTGATATCTTACTTATGCAAGATTATTTTAAAATAATTATACCACTATTATTAAAAAAATATATAACTGAAAAACGTAGCATTCTTATACATTGTCAAGCTGGAAAACAAAGAAGTGCTATTTTAACAGCTGTTTTATTAAAAATATTACACGATAAAGAATACATTAGTTTAATAAAAATACCCCCTTATGTATACGGAAAAGAACAATTTAAATACATATGTAATTATATGCTGTCAAAACGCCCTCAGGTTTTTACTTATGGATTACGTGTTAATTTTGAAAAATCTTATATAAGATTTTTCAAAATTAACACGTAATCCATAAGTAAAAACCTGA